ATTTGAGCTATCAAATGGTTCAATGGTAAAGGCTGCATCAACCTCCGGAGATGCTGGTCGTTCGGAAGCCCTCTCTCTACTCATTGTAGATGAGGCTGCATTCGTCGATGGCTTTGATGATCTATGGACTGGTCTTTATCCTACACTATCTACAGGTGGTCGCTGCATTGCCTTATCTACTCCTAACGGTGTCGGTAACTGGTTTCATAAGACTTACAGCGAAGCAGAAACGGGCTCCAACGACTTCCACCCAATCAAGCTGATGTGGGATGTCCATCCGGAACGAGACCAAGCATGGTACGACAAAGAGACATCCAACATGTCCAAGCGAGAAATCGCACAGGAGTTGGAGTGCTCATTCAATGCTTCTGGTGAAACCGTCATTAATCCTGACGACCTCGCACGACTCATTCAAGATGTCCGAGACCCCATCTATAGATCGGGCTACGACAGAAACTTTTGGATTTGGGAGAAGTACCAAGAGGGAGTCCCCTACATCCTCTCAGCAGATGTTGCAAGGGGTGATGGTGCTGATTTTTCCTGCTTTCACATCATTAGGGTAGACACGATGACAGTTGTCGCAGAGTACCAAGGAAAGCCGGATTTGGACCTCTATTCACGAATTCTATTTGATGCTGGGATGGAGTATGGTGGCTGCTTGCTCGTAGTTGAAAATGTTGGTGTTGGAATTGCTGTGTTGGAGAAGCTCAAAGACCTTGACTACAAGAAGCTTTACTACTCCATAAAGTCAACCCACGAGTACGTCGAGGCATATTTAGCAGAGCACGATAGCAGAGCAGTGCCGGGATTTACGACCTCAGTCAAGACAAGACCTTTAATAGTGGCCAAATTGGAAGAGTACGTCAGAAACAAACTAATTACTATGCACTCCGCTAGAGTTTTTCACGAATTAAAGACATTTGTCTGGGTCAACGGTAAGCCTCAAGCGATGCGCTCTTATAACGATGATCTTGTAATGTCTTTGGCGATTGCCTGCTGGGTTAGAGACACGGCGCTGACGGAAAACGAAAGAGACATGGCTTATAAGAAGGCAATGCTTGGAGGTGTGTATAAAAGCACAACCACTATGAACACGCAGATAAAAGGTCAAAAGTTATATAACGAAACATTTCATGAAAAACATCAGGAGGAGATACAAAAAACAAAAGAATTTTTGTGGATTTACAAAGGATAGAAGATGGCCCGTAACGATAGAAACCCAAGAAACAACCAGAGTGATTTGTTCAAGACCTTAACAAGAATATTCTCCGGACCGATAACCCAGCGAAGAACACAGTCAGGCCGCCAACTTAGACGAAGACACTTGGACATCTATGCCAAGCGCTTCAAATCTGCTTCCGGTCAGCAGTTCAAGAAGACCGAATACAACCCGATGAACATCATGACGCTCAACATGATCTCAAACAGAAACCGAGCAGAGCGTTACGTTGACTTCGACCAAATGGAATTCACACCGGAGATAGCATCATCTCTAGACATTTACGCAGATGAAATGACGACACA